TGGCTGTTCGCCGTCGTCGCGTTGCAGCGGGGCCGGTGCTTGCTCCTGCCACATCGGGTAGACGCAGCGACCGGTGACGGTCGGCTTCGCGAAGCTGAGCCGGGCGCGGACCTTGTCCATCACCCACAGCGCCTGTTCCGGGCCTTCCCCGACCGCGTGAAGGCCGAGGTAGACGACGACGTCCTGGTTCGGGATCAGGCTCGAGGACTCGTCCGCGCCGGAGTCCGGGTAGACGACAACGCATTTGGTGACGCCGTCACCGCGTTTGCCGAGGAAGGCGTCGATGTCCGGGTCAGCGTTCAGGTAGGCGAGGACCGCTTCGGCATGGGGCCAGCCGCCGGCCATCAATGCCAGCCGAGAGCGTCGAGCGCGGTCTTCGCGACCTCGGCCTCGAAGGCGGGAGCCTCGGAGCGCAGTGCGCGTCCACCGTCGTTGTGTGGCGCGTTGTTGGCTGAGCCGAATTCGAGCAGGTTCCCGAGTGCGCCTTGCCGTTTGCTCTTGTCCGGGCCGATGACCGCTTCGATTCGGCCGAGCAGGGCGGCGCCGAGGCTCAGGTCGTAGTTGATCGATGCCGGGTAGGCGGGGGCGTGTTTGCCGGAGGATGCTTCGGCGTTGTGCGCCCACCCCTTCTTCACGTTGACCGCGCCGTGCTCGACGATCGCGAGCAGTTCCCGTTGCGCCTTGCGGGGCGCCTCGGACAGGTCATGCGCGAGCAGCCGGAGGTCATCCATGGGCGATCTGCTCACAGTCGAGCTTGCGGGCGGTTGTCGCGGTGCCGGCGTTCGCGATCCGCACGCGCAAGGTCACTCCGGCGAGAAGCGGGTCGACCGCTGAGCTGACCGTGACGACGTCGAGCACCTGGATGTCGGCGGTTCCTGCTGGGATGGCGACGATGTACGGCCAGATCGTCGTGAGTTCTTCGCCGGTTTCGGTTTGCCGGTCTCGGAGGAAGCCGAGCGAACGGGTTCTGATCCGGCATTTCCCGCTGTAGACCGTAGTGCTGGCGGCTGTCGTGTACTCGCCGGTCGTGTCGTTGAAAGTCCCGTCACCGGGGCGGGTGATCGTGCAGGTGTCGGTCATCATCGACTCGGCTTCGGCCTGCAACACCGGCAACGCTCCTGCGATCGCGTCACCGAGGCTCACTGTGGACCACCGAACGTCGCCTTCAGCCACTGCGCGGTCGCGTCAGGCAGCGCCACCGTCATCGCTTCGGCGTAGGTGACCTTCCCGTCATCGACAGCCACCGACGTCACATGGTTGAGCCCGAGACCACCGCCGGGCGCTACCTGGATCTGTGTAGCGGCGAGCACCTTCGTCCAGCGGACGAGCTCGGCCGGGGCCTCCGTATAGCCGTAGTCGAGCACCACCCGGTATTTGACACAGGCACGCGGGAGACAGAGCCGCTGGTCTTTCAACTCCCACCGATCGGCGCTCACCACTACGTTCTGATCCAGGTCGGTGACCGACGTGACCGACGTGACCGGGACAAGCCAGATATCGGCCTCACCGCTGCGATCGGTCCAGACGTCAAGCTCAGCCGTGCCAGCGGTGATCGGCTGCCCGATGACGGTCCGCAGGTAGCCGGACGCATCGTCTAATGCGGCGATCCAGCGGCTGAGGACCAGCCCGTCGGACGGCACTTCGACGCCGAGGGCTGACGCCAACTGGTCGACCGACGCGAACGGGGCGAGCGTCATCTGGTCCTACCGTCAGTCCTGTCCGTACTCGTCGATCAGTTCCTGCTTCGTCATCGGCTCGGCTGCGTCACGCTCCGCGCCCTGACTGACCGCGAACTCGACCCATGCGGGCTTGTTCGCCGAATCGGCTGGCCGTTCGGATGTCCGCTCCGGTCCGGAACCCGACAGCCGCTCGGTGGCAGTGTCCGGCTGACCTTCTGGGCCTTCGCCGCCGGGTGAGAGCCGCTCGTTGACGGTCGTATCGCCGTCCTCGACGGTCGTGATGTGCTCCTGAGCTTCCTTCACAACAGATTCCTTTCAGGCTGAGCCGAGGCGCCTGGTGGGGTCAGACGCCTCGGCTCAAGAGGGGAGAAGGGCTAGGAGGTCTTCACGCTCGCGACGACCAGCGCCTCCGGGCGGACCACCTTGCCGCCGTACAGGTGCAGACCCTTGAGAGCGTCCGAGAACCGCTTCTGCGGCCGGTACGCCTCAACCTTGTTGATCTGCTCGGCGTAGGTCGTCGCCATCTGCGAACCAGCGATGGCAAGCTGCCCACCGCCGGAGATCGCGACGTTGGCGATCGTCGCCGATGCCGTAGCGGCCTGCGACAACGTGACCGTGGTGCCATCAGCCGACACTGAAGCGACCGTGGTCGATGCCGGGATACCGGTGCCGGTGATCGTGAGGCCGACGTCACCCTGGTTGAACGTCCCAGCCGCCGCTCCGTCGACCGTGGTGTTGGAATGCGTGGTCGCGGTGATGCCGGACCGGTTGGCCTGGAAGGCGTTGTTCGACTTCAGGATGCGGAAGCCCGCAGCGTCGCCGACGATGCCGTTGTGCAGCGCGTCGGTGTTCGCCTCGTTGTACTTGATGAATCGCGAGTCGAGTTGCAGCTTCCCGTAGGTCGACGGGTCGAGAACGATCCAGCGGCCTTCGCTCGGCACGTTGTTCTTGTCGAGCTGGACGCTCGCCGGGACGAGCAACTGGTCGTAGACGTTCGTGACCGTGGTCGCGTCGACCTTGCCGAGCGCCGTGCCCGCACCGGCGGCCATCTTCCCGGCGACGTACTTGTCAGCGACGTCACGCAGCCCGAACCCAGCCCGGAAGGCGGCCTCGGCCATCAACGCACCGCCGTTGCGGGACTGCCGCATGTCGATGTCGTCGATCTCGAAGTTGAACGCCTTCGCCTGGTCGATGGTGAGCAGCTGCTCGGAGTCGGTCAGAACCTCGACCGTGAGGTCGGTGTCCTTCGTGTAGTCGACGATCGTCGGGTCGGCAACGGCCACGATGTGGACGGTGTCGCCGTAGGCGGCGATATCGCCCTCGTAGTTGCGGTTGACGACACCTGCGCTTGCGTAGACGAGCGACTTCTGAAGCACGGACAGCAGAGTGGCCGCCCACACTTCCGGCTGGAACTTGGTAATCGCCATGGATGGCTACTCCTCGTGTCTCGCGCACGCGAAATAGCCCGCCATGGGGACGGGCTCGCAGTGCGGATCGGTTACGTGATGCCGAGAAGCTCGTTCAGGCGTCCGTCAAGGCGGGCCTGCTCGATCTCGGTATGCTTGCCATCTGCGGCCAGACGTTTCACGTCGGCCTCGGTGAGTTGCGACTTGCTCGCTTTGCCTCTGGCGCCGCCGTCAGCGCCGCCCTTGAACTTCTTCTCGTCACCTTGCGTGACAGTGGCCGCTAGACGCGGCTGCTTTTCAAGGAGGTCATTGAGAGCCTCCGTGATCGCCTCGACGTCGATCTTGCCGTCGTCGAGGAAGTCTTCGAGGTCATGCCGCCGCATCAGCAGCGCAGCCACGTCTTCGGTGTCGATGCCGAACTTGGCGCCGGCCTTCGCTTCGATCTTGTCCATGACCCGTTCGCGCATCGCGGCGGTTTCGGCTTCGGCGCGGGCCTCGGCACGGATCTTGTCCAGATCCGGCTTCTCGTCATCGTCGGGCTTGTTCTTTTTCGACTCCTCTTGAAGCTTCTGGAAGTCCTCAAACGTCCGCTTGTTCTTGCGTTCTAGGGTTCGGTTGATGCGCTTCTGCGCCTCGAACTCGGCCTTCCAGTTCTTCTCTTCCTGCTTCTTGTCAGCTTCGTCGGCGCTCTGCTCGCCTTCACCATCAGCGTCGTCCGGCTTCTCGCCGTCCGTTTCGTCGTCAGGCTCGCCGTCGTCGGCAGCTTCCATGCGAAGGTCACCGAACAGGGCGCGGTTGCGGGCGAACAGGTCGTCGAGGTCGAACATGGTTCTCTCCTTGCGAGAGGTTGACCGCGCCCCTTGCGGGCGTGGAGATCAGTGGATGTAGCCGAAGCGATACAGGAGTTCGATGGCTTGCTCACGGCTTCCGGCGTCGCGGTAGATCTGTTCCGGTGTCAGCCGCGGGATCTTCGAGAAGCTCGAACCGAGCGAGCGGATCCGTTGCCCGGCGAAGCCACGTTTCGTGACGCCTTCGCGGGTGAATGACCGACCGCCTGCCGTGTACATGCCGCGATGCGCGTTGATCA